ATCCACTGTACAAAATAATGAAAGGCACTTTTCATGTGTGGACAGGTATACCTAATCACGGCAAATCAACCTTTCTTGATCAATGTTTGATACAGATTGCCAAGGTACACGGCTGGAAGTTTGTTATGTTCTCGCCAGAGCACTCAACTAAGATGCACATTAGGCGATTGCTTCAAATGGTGATAGGCAAACCCTTTGACAAAGGACTTACGGGAAGAATGTCAGAGGAAGAGGCTGTGGCAGGGATGGCTTGGATACACAAGCATTTTTATTTTATTGAGACGCGAGAGCATATCCCTAGCATTGATAAAATCTTAGAGGTTACTCAGCAAACTATTCAGAAGTTTGGATGTAACGCTTTGGTGATTGACCCATACAATGAGGTTGATGCTAGCCGCAAAGGGTCTTATAGAGAAGATGAACATATTCGCGATTTTATAAGCAAGTGCAAGAGATTTTGTAAAAACTACGATATCACGACCTTTGTGGTAGCTCATCCGACTAAGCTGCCGAAAGACAACGGCCAATATCAAGCACCTTCAGCCTATGACATAAGCGGCGCTGCTCATTGGCACAACCAAGCGGATGCTGTGGTAGTGGTTCATAGAGATTTTGACGCTGGAACTATACAGGTGATCACTCGCAAGATAAGGGAGCAAGGATTATACGGTCAGATTGGGGAGGCTACTTTTTGGTTTAATCCTGATACCAAGATGTTCCAAGAACCAAAAATCGCCGCATGGGGCGGCTATAGGAGTGCTAATTGAATCACTTAAATCATCAAGACCCATTAGATCAGAAAATTGAAGGCTGGGAATCTGCTATCACAAATTTTGAAGTAGCGCAACTTGCGTATGCTCAGGTAGATGCTAGTTTCAAAGCGTGGGAGGCGGCTCTTAAATTGGCGCACATGAAAAACAAAGCGTCAGGCGTAATGGCTGAAAGTTTAGTAAAAGGTCATCCGGATTGGGAGGGCCGTTATTTAGAGGTTCAACAATTAAGCATTAAAGCAGAAACCTCAAAACGTATACTCTCAGTTGCTCAAGCAAAGTGGGAGACGGAGAGGTCTAAGCAAGTTAGTTTGAGGAATGTAAGATAATGTGCTGGATAATCTTTGGGGTATCATGCGCCATTGTGCGCGACTACGGGCTGCTGGGCTACTTTATAGTTGCTGCCTTAATGCTGGCATGGGTTTATGTCTACATCGCTTACAGCTTAAAACAAGCGCCCCTCAGGGCGCATTCTGTTAGGCGGTTTCGCGAGTAAAACTGTCTTGTACTGCATTTTTTAGATATTCAGGATCAAAACCAAAGTCTTTGTATCCTTGTATTAATGAATCTAGATACCACGATGATGGTGGATATATAGTGTCTTGATCTACCATTCGATAAACCATAACTTGAGATCCTCCATTAAAATCCGGCAAATCTATAATTTCCTTGTCGTACAAGTTTGGAAATCCTTCATAGCGATCTAGCGCTTTCTCGCATATGTCAGTTATCCGCCACAAGCCAATAGGCACTTCTGATCCTTTGCACGGCTCAATGTCAGCTACTCCGCGAAAAACAAGTCTATAATCTTTTAGGGCTATGCTATCCCTTGTGCATGACCATGGGCATCTGGCTAGCATTTGCTTCATGTGCAAGTTAGACCCATAGGCTCCGTAGTATACGTTTTGATATTTGGGTTCCATGTCAGTTTCCTCTTTAGTTAAGCTCTGCAGCTCGTCGCTGCAACCAATCAACAGTCTCTGGCTCTAAGCCAGCTTCTAATGAATCTTCTTCGTGTAACTGTCGGACATTGTTCATTGGGGCAAAGCCGCCAAAGTCTTGCACTTGAGGTATCCAGTCTTCTCTCAGTCCGACATTCTTCATGCTAGACCCTTGTTGGTACAAGCGTTCAATTTGATAGTTGTTCAGCATAAAGGAGTTCCCATTTTGCTCGAATGCCCAAGCCATGTATCTCCTGCTCCAAGTCACACTGCCTCCGACCTCCTCGTATGCGGTTCGCAGTTGGTTGTACCATCGTTGTTTGGTTCTGATACGTCGAACTGTTCGGGTAATTCCTGTCAGCGCTATGGATCTTTCAACAAATTGCTGCAAAAAGGTTAGCCAGTTTAATATTTTGATGTACTCAGTGGTTCCGCTATGCTGTCTGAACTCTATGCTTCCGCGGCTTGCTATGTTGGTAAGGTTAACTTTGTGGTATCTGCCCATGGCAGACGCTAGCGTGTCTTTGGTATTGAAATCTCTTTGCTTCACAGTTTCAGTCTGATTACTGTTTAAGGTTCCGCACCACCTTGGGTTCCCTCTTCGGCTTCGTGGCATCAATCGGTCAATTTGACTTTCGTAGTCAGCGTATCGCTTAAACACTGTCTGTATTTCGGCTGGGGCCATGTCACGGCTATCTAGGTGAATGTGTAGGCCACACTGTCGGTTAACTGTGGCTCCTGCTTGGTCTAAAGCTTGGCAAACTAGCTCTAACTCTCTAAGACCTTGCTCTCCGGTTAAGATAGGGCTCACCACTTCACCGGCATTGTTGTAGCCAAGACTAGCGTCAGTAACTATCTTCCAGTGGGTTCGTGTGTTGTGGTTGTAATGCTCTACTTCGCAAGGAACGCCAAGCTCGCGTATGCACTGAGCTACCAGTCTGCGGCTTCCTATAAACTCAATCTCAATCCCAAATGCTCTGTTGTTAACCATTTATCATGCACCCTTTATTAACTTACAAAATAAAGAATACCCTAGCTTGTATACTATGTCAAACATTATTTTGGTTTTTTTTTGCACTTTTTGGGCTGTTGAGGGATAATAAGGTGAAACGGAGGTGATTAAATGTCAGATTGGGCCGCAGACAGCGTCATTAGAAAAAAAGTTGACGAGCTTATACCTTATGAAAGAAATCCTCGGATACACCCTCAAGCTCAAATAGATCAGCTAGCTCAAAGTATCAGGGAGTGGGGTTGGACAATGCCGATACTCATTGACGAGGGCGGTAACGTAATTGCGGGTCATGGTAGATTATTCGCAGCCAAGCAGATGAATATTGATGAAGTTCCTTGCGTTACAGCGACGGGATGGAGTCAAGAAAAGAAAAAAGCGTACGTCATAGCGGACAACAAGCTGTCAGAAAGCGGACGCTGGGATGATGCTTTATATTTCTCTGAGTTGCGCAGCTTGTCAGATACAGGGTTTGATTTGACTTTGGTAGGAATGGAAGAAGGGTTTGCTTTCGATGATTTTGAGCCAAACCTCGAGCCTACCGCGAATTTTAGAGATGTATCAAGCAACGATCTTGATAGGGCATCAAGCAGAATGGCTGATCAAATATCAGGGCTGCAGTCAAATGAGCGCAAGCTAGAAACAGAGGTTATGTGTCCATATTGCGCTGAAACTTTTACGTTTACAGGAAACTGATGAACAAAAATGAAGCCGTCCGCTGTTTAGAAGCAATGCGCTGGCATTTCGCCAAGAGTATGCCAACAATACCTCATGCGTATGCCCGTAGGCGTGAGTGGAGCGGAGACAATTTTGATGATGTTGTTGAGTTCATTAGGAGTGCTGGGGTCGCGGAAGCCTTCTACAGCAAGTCATATATTTATTTTTATCATGGCGAATATAAGTATTGGACAATGGGATCCCCAGTTCATGAAACAATTTTGATAAACAGGGCTAATTCGTAATGATTACAAGTATAGGCAAGCATAGAGTGCAAATGTCTGATGTCATGGAAGGCATAGATGATTTAATGCAAGGTGAGCAAGCTGACTTTCTTTACAGTGACCCTCCTTGGGGTCAAGGGAACCTTAGATACTGGCAGACAATAAACAAAAGGCATACAGGCAGGGATAAGTCAGATATTGATTATGCTGAATTTTTGCCGTTTTATTTCAATATGGCCTATCAGTATGTCAAAGATATTTGCGTCATTGAGTACGGTCAGAAATGGAGAGATGACGTAATAAAGGTTGCTTTTGATGCGGGTTTTAAGCACTCAGGAGTATGCATTTCAATGTACCAAGCTGGAAAACTTTTGCCTCTTGATGTACACGTTTTCAGCAAGTCTGGGTCAGCAGTAATGACCGATGACTTTAGGAGAGGTTGCTTGGAGTTTAAAGGTTTGAATTTAGTAAGGTTTGTCTTTAATCAAATGCTTCCTGAAAACTCCAAAATTGTTTTAGATCCTATGTGCGGGATGGGGTACACAGCGCAAGCCACTGTAGATAAGGGATTGGCTTTTCGCGGAAACGAGCTTAATGAGAAACGCTTAGATAAAACTATAGCTAGACTTAAAAAGGATATTGAGTGGTGATATATCACACCGCTTTAAAAAACAGGTCTGCTAATTATGGTGGCATAAAAGAGACTGTCAGATCAGATCATCCTAGAGGGGTTATGTTAAAGCATGATTTTATATCTAACGGGCTAGCTCCTGAGTTTGATGAATGCAATGTGCTATACGCAGAGCCTCCTTATGCCCATAGCGGCCTAAAAATATTTGATGCTAGAGCCGGCGTTAATAATAGATCGTACAGTGATTTAATTAAGGCTATGGGCAGTATAATTGAATGCGGATCAATCCCAGTTTATCTGGTTCTAAGCAGGGCAACTTTAAATAAACTTCCTAAGCCTGATGTAATTTATGAAACTAGATTAAACGGAGACCTTGTATGCTTGGGTGTCTGGAATGATAAAAACCCTACCCTGCTATCATCAGTAGAACTAATCTGCAAAACACTTGGGTCTAGGTATAAATGCCTAGGTGATTTTGCTTGCGGATATGGCGCTTCAGTAAAAAACTTTATTCAAGGCGGGGGTTATAGATTTGTAGCATCAGATTATGACGGGAAGTGCATAACTGTAATGTCGGCGCAGCTAAAGGGCGTTCAGTGAAAATATTCTTAAAGCAAAACGTATGGGATGCCGCTTTAGAGCGTATCAATAGGATTTTTGATGATTTTGATAATGTGGTAATTAGCAGCAGCGGGGGCAAAGATAGCACTGTCACTATGCAATTAGCCCTCAAGGTAGCGGAGGAGAGAGGCAAGCTACCCTTAAAAATGATGTTTTTGGACCAAGAAGCTGAATATCGTATGACGATTGAGTATATGCGCAAGGCCATGACAGACCCTAGAGTTGAGCCTATCTGGATTCAGTGTCCGATACGCCTGTTTAACGCAACATCAATGGACGAGCCTTGGTTGCAGTGTTGGGAAGAGGGGGGTGATTGGATGCGCCCGAAAGAGGATATAAGCATCAAAGAAAATGTGTTTGGCACTGATAGGTTCCATGATATTTTCCCGAAAATTTTAGACCATTACTTCCCTAATGAGTCAGCTTGTTATTTGGCTGGAGTGCGAGCAGAAGAAAGCCCTACAAGGCTGGCGGGCTTGACTACTTTTCAAACATATAAAGAGATTACGTGGGGCAAACGCCTCAATGTGAAAAAGAACCATTATACTTTTTATCCAATATGGGATTGGAAATTAGGTGATGTGTGGAAAGCAATACATCATAACCAATGGGACTATTGCCAGATATATGATGAGCTTTATAGATACGGCATTGCGCCTCACAAAATGAGGGTGTCAAATTTGCACCATGAGACGGCTGTGCATAGTCTTTTTTTCTTGCATGAAATAGAAGGCGACACTTGGGACGCTTTAACCAAAAGACTTGGAGGCATCAATCAAGCAAAACATATGGAAAAACATGAGATGTTCGCGGTGCAAGAGTTGCCGTATATGTTTGATAGCTGGAAAGAATACAGAGATTATTTGACTGAGAACCTCATTACGATACCCGAGAATAGAGCTAAATTTGTCAAGAAATGGGAAAAGATGGATGATTTGTATAGCCTAATGAACAAGCCTCAAGATTTGATTAAGAAACAAATAGGGTCTCTATTGGTTAATGATTGGGAGTTCGTAAAATTAGATGGGTTTTTAAATAGCCCAGCCATGATTACTTATCGGGACTGGCGCAAAGGCAAGTTAGGAGCAAGGGCTAGAGCAGACTCTCATATGATTTACATTCAGGAGCAGTATAGATGACTTCAACCAGTGACATCAAAAGATGCTTGCTATCAGGAATAACTGATTTAGACCCAATTGAGGCTATACATTTCTTGGAAGAAGTTAGACAGCTTACGTTTGAGATGAGCCCTCTAAAAGAGCAGCCAGTAGATAGAGTGCGTTGGGTTGATATTGATTTGGTGCAGGCTAATGACTACAACCCTAACTCAGTGGCAGGGCAAGAGATGGCGTTACTTTATACGTCAATACTTCATGATGGATACACGCAGCCTGTAGTGACTATATGGGATGAAGATGTTGGCAAGTACGTTATTGTTGATGGATTTCATAGATACTTCACTTGTAAGTCAAATCAAGACATCAAAGACCGAAATCACGGCAAATTGCCTATCGTAGTATTACAGAAAAACATAAACGAGAGGATGGCCGCTACGGTGAGGCATAACAGAGCTAGAGGTAAGCATTCAGTAGGTGGCATGTCTAGTATGGTGTTCTCTATGCTAGAAAACGGTTGGAGTGACGCAGATATATGCAATCACCTAGGAATGAGCGCCGATGAGTTATTGCGATTAAAGCATATAACAGGGTTCAGCAAGCTTTTTGAGGACACTGAGTATAGCCAGACATGGACTACAAAGCATCAAATAATGCTCAAAAAGAAGCAACAAGAATTAGATAATGCTGGATCAAACGATAACGGACAGGCCATATGAGCCAAAAATTAACAGATGAATTAAAGCTAACCATCAGAGATGAGTTTGTTCATGGTTACACGGATGAAAATGGAGTTAGGCGCTACCCTACTATTGACGGCTTGGTTAAAAGGCACTCAGTGGCCAGAGCTACGTTGTACAAGGCCGCAAGCGATGATGACTGGCAAAGCCAAAAAGACAGGTATCAAACAGAGCTAACACTACGTCAGGATGCAGAGCGAATGGAGCGTATGGTGTCAGACTCTAAGCGTCTTGATGATTCAGCCGTTCAAATAGCCCAAGCAATGATGAGCAAGGTAGGTAGGCGGTTGCAGCGGTCAATGGAAGCAGAGCAGGAGGGTGCATATTTATCCGCTTTGAGTAATAGCGACTTGCATCAATTGTCATCAGTATTAGCAAATGCGCAAAAGATAGGGAAACTGGCTTTAGGTCAGGCTCAAGAAATTTCTAAGGTATCAGCAGATGTCAGCAATCCAGAAGCCTTCCAATCAATTATGGAGCAACTTGATGGCCTTGCAGCAGCAAGGTCACAGAGCGACATCAAGTCTGTACATTGACTGGTTAAACACGGCTAGACCTACGCAGATAACTCCGCCAGACGATAACTGGAATATATGGCTTATATTGGCGGGCAGGGGTTGGGGTAAAACGCGCACAGGCGCAGCAGACGCGCTGCTCTACGCTTTACGGAATCCGGAGGTGCAAGTGGCTGTGGTTACGCCAACTTTTGGAGACCTTAAGAGAACGGCGTTTGAAGGGCCATCAGGGATATTAAAGTCTTTGCCGAAAGAGTGTGTTATGAGCGGAAGAGGTAGAGGTTATAATTCATCAGGAGCTTCCATCCGATTGTATAATGGCTCTCAAATAATGGGTTTCTCTGCTACGGAGCCGGATCGCTTGCGAGGCCCTCAGTTTCATAGGGCTTGGTGCGACGAGTTAGCGGCTTGGCGATATCCTGATACTTTTGATCAGCTTATGTTTGCGTTGCGACTAGGGCAGTCCCCGAAGTGCGTAATAACCACTACTCCTAGGCCGACCCCTATCATACGAACTTTAATGGCGAGGGATGATGTAAGAGTTACGACTGGTAACACTTTTGAGAACTCAGAGAATTTAGCTGCAAGCACATTAAGGATGCTTAAAGACAAGTATGAAGGCACTACCCTAGGAAGGCAGGAGCTTTATGCTGAGGTCATTGATGCCATGGAGGGCGCATTATGGAAGCCTTCTATAATTGAGGAGACTAGGATCAATGCCGATGAAGAGCGTGAGCTAACTAGAATTATTGTTGCGGTAGATCCGGCGGTAACAAACAACAGCGACTCTGATGAAACAGGTATTGTAGTTGTAGGAAAAGATGCTCAGAATCAGTACTACGTCTTAGAAGATTTATCAGGACAGTATTCTGCTGACGGTTGGGGTAGAATGGCTATTCGCGCCTTTTATGAGTGGGAGGCAGATCAAATTGTCGCTGAGGTAAACAACGGCGGAGATTTGGTCGAAAGATTAATACGGAGCATAGATGATAGCGTTAATTACAGGGCAGTCCATGCTACAAGAGGGAAGATCGTAAGAGCCGAACCTGTAGCGGCTCTTTATGAACAACGGCGAGTTCACCACATGGGTATATTCCCAGAGCTAGAATCTCAAATGTGTACATACACAGGTGAAAGATTAAAGCCAAGCCCTGACAGACTTGATGCCCTTGTATGGGGGCTAGCTGAGCTAAGCAAGTCAAAGGGCGACATAACGTGGAGAATTAGCTAATGGCATCAGTGTTTAACAATATCAAAGGTATATTCAGCCGACAACCTGTCGTGGATCAAGTTAAAAGCGGAGCTATGGTCGGTTATTTTGGGATCGGCAGCGGAGAAAGCAAGCAATACTCCTACGATGATCTAGCGAGGGAAGGGTATCTTAAGAACGCAATTGTATACCGATGCGTTAATGAGATATCTAAAGGCGCATCTTCTGTGCCTTATATCCTCAAAAACGGCGATACCGTGCTTGATCAGCACCCTTTGATAGATTTACTAGATCGCCCAAATCCCTTGCAATCTTATAGCGAATTCTTCAACAGCTATTTCGGATATTTAATGTTGAGCGGCAACACCTATTGCTTAAAGGTAGGGGGTATATCAGGGAAGCCTAGAGAGCTTCATTTACTACGCCCTGATCGTATCCAGATTAAGGGCGGAACTGGAGCGATGCCTTCTAGATACGAATATATGATTAATGGCAGGGTAGAAGCTAGCTATGAGGTGGATCAAGAGACTGGATTCAGCGATCTAAAACAGACAAAGCTTTGGAATCCAATGGATGATTTCTATGGTTGCTCGCCTTTAAGTGCGGCGGCGGTAGAGGTAGATCAACATAATCTATCAAGCAAGCACAACATCAACCTCTTGAACAACGGGGCTAGACCTAGCGGAGCGGTGGTATTTAAGCCAAAGGATGATAGCGGCTTCTCTGTAAACTTATCTGACTCTCAACGACAGCAACTTCTTACAGACTTAAACAATAGGTTCGGCGGCACAAACAACGCGGGCCGACCCTTGCTGTTAGAGGGGGATTTTGATTGGAAAGAAATGGGTTTAAGTCCTCGCGATATGGACTTTATAAACCTCAAGCATATGAGCGCCACAGATATAGCGATGTGCTTTGGCGTTCCTTCGCAATTGGTTGGCGTTCCTGACTCCCAGACATATAGCAATGTAGCAGAAGCTAGGCTCGCTTTGTATGAAGAAACAATTATCCCGCACTTGCGGAAGGTTGAAAGCGACCTTAATGAGTGGTTAGTTGCGCAGTTTGATGACCGTTTACAATTAAGTTTTGATGTTGATCAAATACCTGCACTATCAGAGCGCCGTCGCAGAATTTATGAAAACGTGGTTAGCGCTGTGAATGCTGGTGTCATGACCCGCAATGAAGCGCGTGAGGCGGTTGGCCTTTCTCCTATTGACGGAGCTGACGATCTTATGGTCCCAGCTAACTTATTCCCTTTGGGTCAAGCTAGCGCTCCACCCCCAGCGGCATCAAATGACGATGACGCGGAGCAGCTAGAAGATCCCGATGAAGGCGAAGAAGAGCAAGAAGACGAAAAGGCTTTATCTGATATAAACCTAATCCCTACAGACAGTATGGCATCAGAAGCTAGGCGTGGCTTAGACTGGAGAAAAGAACACAATCGAGGCGGCACGGCCATAGGAGTAGCTAGAGCTAACCAATTGGTAGCTAAAGAGCGGTTATCTATAAGCACCGTGAAACGAATGCACAGCTTCTTCAGTAGGCATGAAGTAGACAAGCAAGGGCAGGGCTTTAAGGTAGGGGAAGACGGCTACCCAAGCGCGGGACGAATTGCGTGGGCGCTTTGGGGCGGTGATAGCGGTCAATCATGGGCCAAGAAAAAGCGTGATCAGGTAGAGAGAGAGCAAGAAAAGTTAGAAGAGAGCGACGTTCACGTAGAAGTGGTTGACCCAGAAGAAACTAAAGCCCCGTCAGTATCAGCGGCAGTTCGCAAGGGATTGCAGAACAAGGTAGATAAGCATAATGAGAAGTACGGAGATACTTCTACAAAACGAGCAACTTTGAGAATGTTGATAAGCTGCTTCAAGCGAGGTGTGGGGGCTTATCGAACCAATCCGCAGAGCGTCCGTCCTAGCGTAAACTCAGAAGATCAGTGGGCTTATGCTAGGGTTAATGCATTTCTTTACGCACTACGCACGGGGAAATTTCGGAGTGGAAAGTTTGATCAAGATTTGTTTCCCAAAGGGCATCCTCTTAGCTCTAAAAAGTAATGCGCAGTCACAATTATCTTATCAAAGAGTTTCGTGATGCCAGAAGAGGTAGGATTAACGCGTTAACTGAGCACGCAAGACACAACAGGCTTCGCGTTAATTTAGAGAGATCAATATTTAGCAAGGTTCAAACTTTAATTAGAAAGCTAGGCAATACTCAGGCGTTTTTATATAGAGAATTTGGAGTGTTTGAGCCTGCGGCTGCTGCAAGAAACATGACAGAAGAGCTATTTCCCGTAGTAAATGCTCATTATAGAAGGGTATTTTTAGCCGTTTTTGATCTTAATAATAGTTTTTATGATAATCGTAAGCAGGAAGCGCTTTTATTTGGCATGTCGGTTGATATTGAAAGACTAATCGCTGAATTCTTTGCGACCAGGCAATTACTCTTAACTAATATATCATTGCGTTTAGCTTCTCAAATAGACCGAGTCATACAAAGAGGTCGAGAAGAAGGGCTGACACTGCCTCAAATAGCAAAACAGGTTTCAGATACATTTACTGCTGTTTCTGTGAGTAGGGCCGCGCTTATATCTAGGACTGAAACACACAATGCGGCTAGCTATGCTAATCACCTGTATCATGGGTCAGTAGCTCAAGATTTAGATATTAAGATGATGAAAACGTGGGTCAGTACATCTGATGCGCGTACAAGACCAGAGCACAACAAGGCAAATGGTCAAACAGTAGAGATGAGCGAGCCATTTATTCTTGCTCATCCAAAATTGGGTTCTGTTGAGATGCAATACGTTTCAGACCCAGCGGGGGGCGCATACCATTCGGTAAACTGCAGATGTGTGGTTGTCTATGCCGATGAAAGGGATGTTGTCACAAAGTAAACTATAGTCTAGGATTGCAATTGCATCAGACGATTGCCGTGCTGGTTTCAGCAGAGACTAGACTCATATTCAGGATGGGCGGGTATTATGGCTGAGATGTTAGCAGAAGATTACTCTATAGATGACGGAAAATCGAAAGTTCGTCGCGATGTATTCACTACAGAAGAAGAGGCTGTTGCGCGAGCTAAAGAAATTGGATGTGTTGGAACGCACTCTCATGACGAAGACGGCGAGGTAGTTTATATGCCTTGCAAGACGCATGAAGATTACACCGATGCTACCGGCGATGATCTAAAGTTTGATGGATCATATGAAACAGATTTTATTGAAGTTGCGTCTGAGCTTAAAGCTATAGACGATGACGAAGATGATCGCGAAGAGTACGGACGCTTTGAAGGTTATGGCTCAGTGTTCAATAACACAGACTTGGGCAATGATGTAATTAAGAATGGCGCTTTCCGAAAAAGTTTAAGGCAGCGCGGAGCTAAGTCTATAAAACTGCTCTATCAGCACAAATCAGATATGCCAATCGGTGTTTTTGACTCTATGAAAGAGGACGAGCACGGATTATATGTAAAAGGGCGTTTAGCATTAAAAACTCAAGCAGGCGCAGAAGCCTATGAGTTGCTAAAAATGGGCGCACTAGACGGATTGTCTATTGGGTTCCGCTTAACGCCAAAAGGATACCAAACCGATAAACGAACGCGACGGCGTGTTATCGAAGAGGTAGATTTGATGGAAGTATCTTTGGTTACTTTCCCGATGAATCCTAAAGCTACGGTGCAATCGGTTAAAGGCCAAGATATATCTATCAGGGAATGGGAAAATGGACTGCGTGATGCTTTTTCAATTTCTCGTTCAGAAGCGAAGGCAGCAGCCAAGGCGATACTAAATAGCTTCACAGAGCGAGATGCTGTTGTAGAAGATGACGTAGTTGATGCCATAAAAAAACTAACCACCACCTTAAAAACCGTAAGGACTTAACATGACAGACGAAGTGAAGTCAGTTGTTTCCGATATGGCCGTGGCTTTTGAAGAGTTCAAAAAAAGCTATGATGCCAAATTGGAGAATGTAGAAGCGGGGAAGAGTGATCCACTTCTGGATGAGAAGCTATCAAAGTTAGAAGCTAAGTTAGATTCTTTAGAGGATGTGAATCAATCTTTAAACGCACAAAAGCAGGCGCAAGAAGGTCTTCGTGACCAGCTTGACAACTTGCATACTGTTATCACCCGCCCAAACAGCGGATTTGATAGCAAGCAAGTAGATGAAACCTTATCAGCCTTTGACAGTTATTGTCGAAAAGGTTTGGAAGGGATTTCCCCAGACGAGAAAAAAGCATTGACTGTCAGCAACGACAGCACCGGCGGTTATCTCGCGCCTCCTGAGTATGTTCGTGAGTTGATCAAAACGATCACTGAAATCTCACCGATCCGTAGCATTGCCCGTATTCGTGGCACGGCACAGAGAAGCATCCAAGTGCCAAAGCGCACCGGACAATTCTCAGCGGCATGGGTTGCAGAGAGCGGTACTCGTTCTGAAACAACCGGCTACCAAGTGGGCTTGGAAGAGATTCCCGCTCATGAGCATTATGCTTTGGTAGATATCTCAGAGCAGGATCTTGAGGACACTGTATTTAACCTAGAAGCAGAGATGCAGTCGGAGTTTGCGGAGCAGTTTGCAAAAGCCGAAGGCACGGCGTTCGTTACAGGTGACGCAGTAGGCAAGCCAGAAGGGTTTATGACTAACGGAAGCGTTGGTGAATCTGTATCAGGCCACGCCTCTACAATCTTGGCTGACGGCCTTATCACCTTGGTACACTCTATCAAGTCTGATTACAGTCGTAACGGTACTTTTGTATTCAACCGAACCACTCTAGGCGCTATACGCAAACTGAAAGACACTGCTGGTCAGTACGTTTTTCAAGCGGGAATGACCTTGCAGGGCGGTGTTACAAGCACCGTGCTAGGGCACCCGTATGTGGAAGCAACAGATATGGCGAGTGAGGGTAGCAATACTTATCCCGTTGCATTTGGTGACTTCCGTCGTGCATACATGATCGTTGATCGTGTGCAGATGGCTGTGTTGCGTGACCCGTTCACTCAAGCGACCACTGGTAATGTGCGGTATGTTGCTCGCAGGCGCGTTGGCGGTCAGGTGATTCTTCCTGAGGCCATCGTTAAACTCAAGTGTTCTACTTAGGAGACAGCAATGAGAGACTTATCTAATAACATTAGTCCCGCAGTCAGCCTCGCGGCTGCTGTCAGAACCGCTGCCGCTAACGGCACAGGCGTTGACCTTCAAGGCTACGAAAGCGCAACCGTGCTTGTTGATGTAGGCGCTGAAGGCGATACCTTGTCAAGCTCTGTGCATTTTGAGGTTTCATTAGAGGAATCTGATGACAACTCTACGTTCACTGATGTTGCGCAAGCAGGCATCGTTGATGGAACTATCGCTGCTGGCGGTATTTTCCTGAAAATGGACGGCACAGCAGGCGGCAACCCTGACACAGCAGGCGGAATTTTCCGCGTTGGCTATGTCGGTGGTAAGCGTTATATTCGTGTAGTCCTAGCTAAGACGGGCACTCACAGCAACGGAACGCCAATCGGCGCTATGGTTGTTCGTGGACACGCTCGACATAGCGAAGACAATGCGATAACAGCGCATAATGCTTAAAAGCTGAATGGATAGGGGGTGCGTAAGCGCCCCCCAATCTATAAGGATAAAAAATGGCTGATAAACATTACAAAATCATTGTTCCCAAGGCTGGGGCCGCTGATGATAAAGGGCTGACTGTTAAGTTGTACCAGCTTGATGAGATTATTAAGGCCGATAGCGAATGGTTATCAGATCTTATGGCCGTGTTCGTTAATAATGGCTGGGCTATAGAAGTTAAGATAGATGCACCAGAAGAAGTTGAGCTTGTGAGAGCAAGAAACGATAATGGTTCTTTCAAACCGGATGATCCGAAAACGCCAGAGAATGAGGCGTGGGTGGAAAAGCCTAAAAAGACAACTAAAAAGCGCGGCAGACCTAAGAAAGAGGTAGAATAAGCGCTTAAGATGGGGACAAACCATGAGCGCAGGCTACCATCATTTCATAATAGAGCAGGGTGCTACTTTCCAAAAAGTCCTTACCCTAAAGGACTCTAGCGGCTCCGTTGTAAATCTCACGGGCTATACAGCCGCTCAAATGGATTTGCGCACTGACGCAGATCAATCTACAGCAGCTATATCTCTTACCATAGCGAACAATCGTATCGCTTTAGGGGCCTCAGCAGGCACCGTGACTCTAACCATTTCAGCTAGCGATACTGGAGGCTTGATTGCCACAGATGGCGTTTATGATCTTGAGATTACTGACGCGCAAAGTAATATCTTCAGAATAGTTGAAGGAACTTACACTGTTCGCAGAGGAATTAGCCGATGAGTAATACCATAAACACTATAACTGTAGAGGGCGAAAGCTCAGTATCAGTTTTAACTGTTGGCACGCAAGGCTTGGCTGGACCAAACACGATTCTAGCAAGGTCGGTAGCAGATGCCACGGCAAGCACAGCAGGATCTTTGATCGTTTATGACCACGTCAATACTAGCTGGGTAGATAGCCAATCATCCGCAGCTCAAAGCATTACGGCAAAGCTATTTAATTTGCAGTTTACGGGCGGAGGGGCCGCTGTAACAGCTGTTCTTGATGAAGATAACCTAGGCAGTAACTCTAACTCCGCGTTAGCGACACAACAAAGTATTAAGGCTTATGTTGATGCTCAAATAACAGCTCAAGACTTAGATTTTCAAGGCGATACTGGTGGTGCGCTATCAATAGACCTAGATAGCGAAACTTTAAACATGCTTGGGGGAACAGGTGTTGATACTGTAGGTAGCGGAAACACAGTAACAATCAACATTGACTCAACAGTAGTTACTTTATCAGGAACACAAACCTTAACTAATAAGACGCTAACCACTCCTGATATCAATGGTGGCGATATATCAAACGCCACAACAATCAACAAATCACCCGTTATCACTCTCGCTGGTGATTTAAGCGGAAACGCTACCCTAACAGAGCTGGGTAATGCCACTCTTACGGCCACAATAGTCGCAAATTCTGTAGCTTTGGGAACAGATACTACGGGCAGTTATATATCCACTATCGCAGCAGGCGAGGGCATAGACGTATCTGGAAGTGGCGCTGAGTCAGCCACAGTTACGATCTCAGCCGAAGACGCAACTGACAGCAACAAAGGCGTAGCTTCTTTTAACAGTACTGATTTCACTGTTTCTAGCGGCGCAGTGACGGTTAACGCGGAGCGTGTTCAAGACATAGTTGGCGGCATGGTGACCGGCAATATTGAGTCAGGAATAGCTGTAACCTATGAAGACTCAGACGGCACCTTGGATTTTAATGTAAACGATCCGGTTATAACGCTGTCTGGAGATGTTGCTGGTTCAGCTACAATGACAAACCTTGGCGATGTAACGATATCAACCACGGTGCAGGCGAATAGCGTAGCGCTAGGCACAGATACTACAGGCAATTATCTAGCGACTTTAGCGGCATCAAACACAGGGATTGACGTAGCTAATAGCGGATCAGAGTCAGCGGGGGTTACGGTCGGGTTAAATACTGAGCACGTTCAAGATTTAGTGGGCGCTATGGTGTCCGGTAACACGGAAAGCGGCGTTGCAGTTACTTATGACGATACAAACGGCAAGCTAGACTTTAATGTGGCGGATCCTGTAATCACCTTGAGTGGTGACGTAGCAGGTAGCGCGACAATGACTAACCTAGGCGATGTCACAATCTCAACTACGATCCAAGCGAATAGCGTGGCTCTGGGAACAGACACCACAGGAAATTACATCGCTACTGTATCGGCTGGCGAAGGGATTGACGTTTCTGGTAGTGGTTCAGAGTCAGCGACCATAACTATAAGTGCAGAAGACGCTACGGATAGCAATAAAGGTATAGCCTCTTTTGATGCGACTGATTTCTCAGTTAGCTCTGGAGATGTAACTTTAAACGCAGAGAGGGTTCAGGACATTGTTGGTGCAATGGTTGGCTCTAATACTGAGAGCGGAATCGCTGTAGCTTATCAAGATGGTGATGGAACATTAGATTTTAATGTAGATGATTTCACTATAACTCTAGGTGGTGACTTAGGAGGCTCGGTTACAATCACTGACCTGGCATCAGCCACTCTGACGGCGACTATCCAAGCTAATAGCGTTGCGCTAGGAACGGATACCACTGGCAATTATGTTGCCACTGTAGCTGACGCGGGCAACTCAAGGATAACAGTCGCAAATAATGGCTCAGAAAACGCGGCCATCACTCTTGATATAACTGATGATGCTATTGGCAATGCTCAAATAGCTGATAACGCAGTAACTTTGGGGACTCAGTCTACGGGCAATTATGTCGCCACTATTGCGGGAACCAATAACGAGATAGAAGTATCTGGATCTGGATCAGAAACAGCAGCGGTGACCATTGGATTGCCTGATGACGTGACTATCAGCGGCAACTTAGTCGTAACGGGTGATTTTACTGTAAATGGCGATAATGTTGAGCTAAATACGTCATCCTTGAATGTAGAAGATGCAACTATAAGGGTTGCGAAGGGAGCCACAAGCCTAGCCAACACTAACGGCGCTGGAATTGAGTTTGGGGCATCTAGTAGCAAGCCGACCATTACTTGGGATAATGGCAACTCTAGGCTGACATCAAACAAAACATTCCACGCCGCTACATTGGTGGGCGCGCTAACTGGCAACGCTTCTACAGCTACAGCGCTAGCAACCCCTCGGGCAATAGCCCTGACAGGCGATGTAGTGGCCGCAGGGGTTAATTTTGACGGCACTGGGGCAATTACACTAAACACCACTATTCAAGCCAATAGTGTCGCTTTAGGCACGGATACGACAGGAAACTATGTAGCTACTATAGCTCAGTCAAATACAGGTATTGATATAGCAAACAGCGGATCAGAAACCGCAGGCGTTACTTTGGGTCTTAACGCAGAGCACGTTCAAGACCTTATAGGGGCTATGTTCTCCAGTAATACTGAAACAGGAATTACAGCCACCTATCAAGACGGCGACGGAACAATTGATCTTGTTATTGGATCTGGAGATATCACTAATGGAATGCTTGCCGGGTCAATAGCTAATGGAAAGCTAGCTAACAGCTCTATAACTGTTACTGATGGTAGCAATAGTACTGCCGTATCTCTAGGGGGGACGATTACTTACACTGCTGGCTCTGGAATAGATATAACTGAGTCGTCCGGCGCTATTACAATTGACGCAGAAGATGCCACCACCTCAAATAAAGGCGTAGCAAGCTTTGATGCCACGGACTTCGCAGTTTCTTCCGGCGCTGTGACCCTGCAATCTGAAAGAATACAAGATATTGCTGGTGCCATGTTCAGCAGCAATACCGAAACAGGTATTACGGCCACTTACCAAGATGCTGACGGAACAATTGATTTAGTCATAGGTAACGGTGATGTAACAAATGGAATGCTCGCTAACAGCACGATAACTGTAAGCGATGGCAGCAATACCACGGCTACGGCTCTAGGGGGGACTATCACGTTCTCCGCAGGCGAGGGGATTGATGTAACTGAGTCATCTGGAACTATAACGGTTGCAGCAGAGGATGCGACAGCATCAAACAAAGGCGTGGCCTCATTTACAAATGATTTTAGCGTATCAAGCGGTGCCGTATCACTTGGGGCTAGCGGTGTCACGGCTGGAACTTCAGGCACAAGTACGGCTATTCCAAGAATTACTGTTGACGCAAAAGGCCGTATAACAGCAATCACCACAAATAATATCAGCACCAGTTTCACGCTTGCGGCAGACTCTGGCTCAAATGACACGTTCAATACCGGAGAAACGCTAACTTTCACCGGCGGCAGCGGTATAGATACCACTGTAAGTGATAATGAGATAACAATTGCAGCCGAAGACGCTACCGATAGCAACAAAGGTGTAGCTAGCTTTGATAGCACGGACTTTACGGTAAGTAGCGGAGCAGTAACGGTAAACGCTGAGAGAGTGCAGGATCTAGTCGGTGCTATGCTCAGCAGCAACACTGAGACAGGCATAACGGTCACATACCAAGACGGCGATGGAACAATTGACTTTGTTGTTGATACTAGCTCTATATCAGAAACACTAACCAATAAAGCTATTACAAGCCCAGATATAAACGGTGGAACTATTGATGGGGCTACAATTGCTACATCAGATGTTACCGTGGGATCCGGCAAAACCTTGGACGTATCTGGCGGCACTTTAACGCTAGCAGATAATCAGATAAGCGGTGATAAGGTTGAAGGCGGGACTGTGGCCGCTATGACCATCACGGCCATGACGGGAACCTTGCAGACCGCAGCTCAAGCTAACATTACTAGCGTGGGAACTTTAAGTTCTCTTGGAGTTACCGGCGATCTAGCTGTAAACACTAACGTATTGAAGGTGGATACTTCAAACAATAGGGTGGGGATATTAGACGCAACACCTGAAGTTAGCTTGGATGTAGGCTCCGCTACTGATGCGGTTCATTTACCAGTGGGGACAACGGGTCAAAGACCTACAGGTGCCGCTGGCTACTTGAGATATAACAGCACGCTGGGTCGCTTTGAGGGCTTTACTGACGCATGGGGCGAGATCGGCGGAGGCGGATCGAATACTTTTACCGTCAACACTTACACAGCAGACGGATCTGGAAAAGCATACACATTAAGTCAAATTCCTAGCTCAGAAGATAACTTGATTGTATTTGTTGAGGGGGTATTCATGAACCCCAACGACTTTACGTTATCAGGTAACACTTTGACCCTGGACGCGGTGCCGCCATCAGGCCGAAAAATAGTCGTTTACAGCGTCCGTGCAGCGGTTAGTGGTAGCAACCTAAACCATGATCAATTCACCTGTAACGGAGGCAGTGGCAACCTAGGCACGCAATTCACGTTAAGCATTGAGCCGGTAAGCGAGAATAACACTCAAGTCTTTTTAGATGGCGTATATCAACAAAAAACTGACTACGCAGTAAGCGGCACGACCTTAACAATGGACACCGCTCCCACCAGTGGCGCGATACTTGAAGTGATGACGTTTACTCAAACGGACATTAATGTACCGACAAATGACACCATAGATACCAGCCACCTCAAAACCGATGCTGTCACAACGGCCAAGATCACAGATGCCAACGTGACCCGCGCCAAAATTGCAGCAGATGCAATTGATGCGACAAAGCTGGCAGACGGCGCGGTTAGCGAAGAGCACCTTGACCCAACCATTATAAGCGGACTTACAGCAGCAACGCCTGTTTCGGGTGACAGCATTATGTTCTTGGATGCTACAGATAGCGCGCTCAAGAAAGCAGACGTCAATGAGATCATGGCTACAGCGGTGAGCATTACCTCTGCCGCAGATGCCGTGGCTATGTCATTTGATAGCAGTGAGAACGCAACGTTCACTGGTCAGGTAGTAGCTAACGCTGGTGTGGTAGTAGATAACATCACAATAGATGGGACTACGATTGGCCTAAGCTCTGGCGACCTAACGCTAGATGCTGCAGGAGACATTATCCTTGATGCGGATGGCGCACAAGTTATATTTAAAGATGCTGGAACAACAATCGGTGGATTTAATAATAGTAGTAGCAACTTAAATATATTCTCGCATGTGCAAGATAAGGATATCGTATTTACTGGTGACGATGGTGGTCTTACTATCACAGCCCTCACCCTTGATATGTCAGATGCTGGTAAAGCTACTTTTAATTCTGCTCTAGATGTAGGCGGAACAATAACTATTAATGGTAGTGGTAACTTAAACCTACCAACAGACTCTGGAACTATTTATTTAGGTGCTGATGCAGATTTAAGAATCTTGCATACAGGTTCAGCAGGTCAAATTAATAATACTACTGGCGACTTAACACTAGATGTAGCTGGCGACATCATCCTTGATGCTGATGGTTCAACAATAACAATGAAAGATGGTGGCACTACTAGAATTACATTCAATTTAGATGCTACTCCAGACTTTGTTATGGCGGGAGGTAACGCAAGTATAACTGCTTCTACTTCTGATGCAGATTTGTCTTTTATAGGAAACGACGGTGGTTCAGATGTAACAGCCCTCACCCTTGATATGTCAGCGGCGGGTGCGGCTACGTTTAATGCGGGTGCTACTTTTGGCGGCAGCGTCGGGATTGGCTCCGCGCCTTTTGCACCACTTCATGTAAAAGAAACAGGATGGAGTAGTGGATCTCCCTACGGCACAGTCCAGTTAATTGAAGGCAACGCCGTTAATGACAACAACTGGGGTCATCTTGTTATAACAGATACAGACACTGCCGTAGGTCAAGGTGGCGCGATTAGTTTTGCTACAGGCGCAGCTAGTTCAATGAATCCCT